AGCTGTGCGATGCCGTAATAAAGCAGTCGGGTAAATAACTCCTCGTCACTTACCCGACTGCTGCGTTTTTTGTATCGTCCTCACTGACGATGTTTCGCTTGGTGCCCTTCTGCAGGGCTTCGGTGATAGCACCCTTGTAAGATGCAAGATCTGCGGGAGTAGTCAGCAGTTCCACGACCTCCTCCGTCAGAAGCTCACGGGGAGAATCATTGTGCCGGAGATTATGGATCTGAATAGACTGGTTGGCCAGAAGCGTAATGAGCCAGACGATTTCGTCGATGGCCATTTCAAAATTCTCAGGCCGCATCAGCTTATCGCCCAGATTTTCCAGGCCACCGTATCGACCGGCAATCAGCTTGGTAGCACGGGTGGTCAAAACCAGAGCATATTCTTCCTCACCGATGGTGATAACAGCAGTTCTTTCAGTATACATAGCTCCTCCTTATCAGACGGCATAAGAAGGCTCGTAGACCTCATTATACCAGTTAACGATGGTTTCTTCCGTTACAGAGGCATCACCCTCAGTGACCTCTGCCTTCCAGGGGTGCTTGCCTCTGGTGTCGGGCTTGTTCCGGCGAAGAATGGTACCTTCAATGGTGGGAGTGGAGAAGGTAATACTGTCTCCCTTGGTGGCCATATTCGCCGCAGGGATACCAAACTTTACACGGTACAGCCAAAAATAGCGGTACTTTCCGTTGGCCTTCTTCGCCCGGAAGCCGACTGCCACAGGAGTACCGCCGTCTTCACTGGTGGACACGATGACACCGTTAGCATCAATGGTAGCACCTGTCAGATCGGACGCTGCCGCAGAACCGATATCATCCACACCCAGAGTCAGTTTACCGCTCTTAAATTCCTTAACGATCTCCGCAGCACCGTCATCTGCGTACAGAGTTGCCTCTGCCAGTTCGACGGACAGATCAGCGGACATCGCCTTTGCCAGCTGTACAGGCTTTTCATAACTTTCCTCACCGTTGGAACCGTCGGTGATTTTTGCATAGTACAGCTTATCCAGACCAATTGTAGCCATGGTCATTCCTCCATTTCATAATAATGCGCCACATCAATGGCATAGTTGTGATAACCGGTATCGTCATCGTGACCTACATACCGGCGCTCTGTAATGGTCAGATCCGCAGCCAGAATAGCCCGGATAAGAGAGTTCTTTCGTTTTGTATAGCTCCCCTTCGTAAAAAGAGAGAGCCGGACCGCCTGGATATCCACACCGGGACCGTTATCCGCATGGATATCAAAAGTGTCCGTAAGAGGAGTCAGCACAAGGTATTCTGTAGGCGCAATCCCGGAAAAAACTCCGGTTTCTACCGGGATACCAATCTCATTCGCTATTGTTTTCAGATCCGCAAGCACACTCATAACTTCTCCACCTCTGCTTCCAAGGTATCCTTCATGGTTTGAATGCACTCCTTACGGGAGGCAGTTTTGGCGGGTTTAAGGAAAGGCTTGGGAGCCTGGCCATGCTTTCCGTACTCCAGAATATTGGCGATTTTGGCATTGCTCCCACCATCGGAACGAGGCTCGGCGAAACCGACCTTGATGTCATGGTTGCCGGAGCCATCCACCTTCACGGGAGACAGACCCAAAGCACCAGCCAACTCGCCGGTAGACCGGGAATCGTACTTGGTACCGGCACCGATCACGGCAGTAAGGTTGCCCCGGACTTTTTCCAGAACCACCTCACCACCGGCTTCCAGTACCGTTTCTGCAATGCCATCCATGTTGGAGCCCAGACGGGACAGCTTTAAAAGAAAATCCTCCGGCATTTTAATATCAGCTTTCGCCACTGGCAACCACCTCTTTCGCAAGGCACTCCAGATACATACCCCGGCCTTTCACATTTTCGATGCTGGTGATTTCATATTCACGGCCCCCACACAGGATCGTCATATCGTTACTGACCTCCACATGGGGAATGACCCTGAAGCGGAAAAGGTCGGTGGCATCCGTGAAAGATGCCCGGTTAGACCATCGTTCACTGCCATGTCGCCCTTCCTGGTATGCCCTTACGGAGGCTACCGTATTGCTTACGACAGTAGCGAAGCCTTCTGCATCCAATGCAACTTCCTTTCTGCACAGGGCAATCCTGGTGTTCATCATGCCGATTGACATATACTACACCTTCCAATCCCGGTCAAGCCGGAACAGCAGATTGACAGTATGCCATACCTGCTGTCCGGCCTGAACATTGTCAGAAAAGAAACCACCGGTACTGCCATCTCTGGACTCGTAGAAATGTGTGGCCAACATGATGACAGCCTGCTCGGTTGTAGGTGACATTGGATCTACCTGGTAAGACCCTGCCGGGATGTGCTGAAAGCCTTCCGCATAGGAGATGGCAGCGGCAATGTAGCTCCGCAGCAAATCATCATCCTCGGAATGCTCCAGGATCAGATTCTGTTTGACCTTACTCAAAAGAGCATCCATCATCGCTGCCACCTCCGGTTATCAGGCAGATGCCTTCATCTTCAGCAACTTCACCGCCTCGGGCAGAACCAGCTTGCCGTCGACACGCTCCTTGGCAACGAAACCAACCATACCGTTACCGGCAAACAGTTCCTTCAGTTCAGCGAAAGAACGGGTGCCGCGGTCGCCGATGTTGTAGTAGCTGTAATCGCCGAATGCAATGGCGGGCTTGCCTGCCTCAATCACAGGAAAATAGGGAGAGGTGTAGACCTTGTAACCAAGGATACGACCGGGTTCGCCGTCCTCAACAGAGTCATGCCACAGGGGGTGGCCATTCTGATCCTTCAGCTTACGCAGGACGCCAATGGTCTGGTCATTGGTCAGGAAAGCAGCATTCTTGCGGTAGGGACGCTTCAGAGAGTAAACCAGATCCACCAGTTCATCGTAAGTGATCTTGTTGGTGGCAGAAGCAGTTACACCCACTTCAGCACCACCGGCATCTGCCAGCAGACCCAGGGGCTGACCTACACCACTACCGTTGAGGAATGCATCCTCTTCTGCATTGGCCAGGGCCTTGGAGAACTGACGCAGGATGTACTTTTCGAGGCCGAAAGAATTGTCATACAGTAGTTCCTCGGTGACCTTAACTGCCACGTGCAGCTTGTGGGCATCCAGATTGATCTGTGCAAAGGTGGCATCACCGAAAGTCAGAGCCTCGCCCTCATCGATCCAGGCGGCAGCAGGCTTGGTAGCTGCGATATTGATCTTACGCTCACCCGCAGTGGTAATGGTAGTACCCAGGCGACGGAACACATTGTCCTCTTCCAGGGATTCGATCAGACGGGAGTCATACTCCTCGGGGACCAGATAGCCGCCATCAGCGTCAATACCCTCGGACAGGACATTGGAGATGATACGGAAATTGGTACGCAGTGCCTTCAGCATACCTTCACGGTATTCATCAGATGCACGGCCAGTCTTGGGCTGCTCACCGGTAGCCTTGCCGCCCATGGGCTGGTTAGTGATGGGGGTGGAAACAGGCTTGGACAGATCAGCATCGATTGCCTCGCGGCGCTCCATGCGCTTGATCTCGTTGGTCAGAGCTGCCAGATCCTTCTCCATACCAGCATAGGTGGCATCATCCTCAGCAGACAGCACACCCTTTTCGTTACGGTGGGTTTCCAGGAAACCGTCCATAGTAGCCAGCAGCTTGGTTCTCTTCTCACGCATTTCGATAATAGTCATATTCATTTCCTCCATTTAAGTGTAGTTTTTAATAGCTTTTAGTTCCGCTTTCAGTGCATCTACAGAACGACCTGCAGACTCCTTCACAGCGGGTGTGGGCTGGATTTTGCACTTGGCGGCGATCTTGTCCATAAGGCAGTTCATAACGGTTGCCTTGGAAAAGAGCATGGATACATTGGGAATGCCCATGGCTTCTGTTTCGCCGGATCGGCTGAGAACACCATCCGCAAAACCAAGTTCAACCGCCTTATTAGCATCCATCCAGGTCTCAGCATCCATAAGGTGGCTGAGCTTCGCCCGGGAAAGACCAGTCTTGATGGCATAGGCATTGATGATGGAATCCTTCACGCTGCCAAGCATCGCAATGGCCTGCTGCATTGCACCGGAATTTCCGTATGCAACGGTCATGGGGTTGTGAATCATCAGCATGGATACCGGGGACATCAAAACCCTGGCACCTGCCATGGCGATAACGGACGCAGCAGATGCCGCAATGCCGTCGATTTTCACCGTGACGCTGCCAGGGTATTCCATCAGCATATTGTAGATTTGAGCGGCTGCAACGCAGTCACCACCGGGGCTGTTGATCCAGACGGTCACATCACCGGTACCGGCCATGAGTTCATCTTTGAATAGCCGGGGTGTGACATCATCGTCAAACCAGCTTTCTTCTGCGATTGTGCCGTTCAGATGCAAGATCCGCTCCGCCGGAGCCGTCTCCGTCGCTGCCTGGTTCGTCCAGTTCCAGAACTTCTTCATTTCCGTTTTCCTCCTTCCCGGAATTATCGGTTGTATTGGCAAATGCTCCTGCATCTCGCATGGGGAGCATATTGCCGTTGATGAGGTAAAGGTCACCGCCTTCTTCGGCAGGGATACGGTCCAGGTTTTCCAGTTCCCGAATGTCATTGGCGGACATCCAACCGTTCTGCCGTCCGATTGCGTAACCATTCATACGACTCTGATAGTCGCCGCGCAGCAGACCTTCCAGATTGAATTTGAAGAAATACTTCTCTTTTTCCATGTGGTTCAACAATGCCCTCTGTAGGGACTGCTCCCACCGGATGACCCAGGGATCGAGGGTATATTTCACAAATTCCATGGACTGCTGCTCAATATTGGAAAAGCTCGACTTCTCCAGGTCACCCACCATATGGGGCGGTACACGGAAAATTCGAGCAATCTCATTGATCTGAAATTTACGGGTTTCCAGGAACTGCGCCTGTTCCGGTGAAATGGAAATGGGGGTATATTTCATACCTTCTTCCAGAATTGCCACCTTACCGGAATTGGAAGCGCCACCGAACTGGCTCTGCCAAGTCTCCCGGAGTCTGGCAGGATCACGGATCGTACCGGGATGCTCCAACACACCGGAAGGGGCTGCACCATTGGCAAAAAACCTGGCACCAAACTCCTCGCAGGCGATGGCCATGCCGATGGCGTTTTTCGCCATCGCAATGGGACTGTAGCCCACCAGTCCGTCAAAGCCGAGGCCTGGGATATGCAGCACATCGGTTGGTTTCAGAATGACCGTGTGTTCCTTGTCCCGGATCGCCTCATCTGATCCACGGTAATAGCTGTAATAAAGCTGACCGTTGCCATCACGATCCACGGACATCTTATTGGGCATTAGCGGATACAGGGCAACCACTTCATTCTTTCCGTTACGGATCATCTGTGCATAAGCATTGCCCCAGAGGAGCAGATGGGTCATGAGGGTCTCCCGGAATACAAAGGAACTCATTTCCGGGTTAGGTTCGTCATGGAGAAGTCGGTACAAAGGGTGGTCTATAGCTTTCTCTTTTCCTCCGGATTCTGTGTATCGGTACAGATGCAGAGGCAATCCTGCCACAGCTTCTGCCAGAATACGGACACAGGAATAAACAGCGGTCATCTGCATGGCCGATCGCTCTGTGACAGATTTTCCGGAAGTAGTACCACCCATGTAAAAGGTGTAGCTGCTACCGGCTGTTCTGTTTTGGGGCTTATCCCTTGATCTGAAAATGCCTGTTAAAAGGCCCATTAGGATTCATCCTCCTTCAGTAGTTCTTTCAGCGAAGCAAAAAACGCTCTGCTTTTGATGGATTCACCCCGTGCGAGGCATTCCTCTTCATAAGCAAAGCGTTTCTCCAATTGTTCTGCGGAATAGTGTTTTACAAAATTCCGCCAGGTCATTTTGTCCCATTCTAATAACTGCTGCCACTTTTCTGGAAAATGCTTCCGTAGCTTTCGCATTTCCTCATAGGACTGTAAGGGACAGCACCAACAGGATACCCGGGTAAAGATGTCATACAGACCATCCCAGTCAAAGCCACGCTCCCTACAGTAGGCCAGGCAGTCAGCTTCGGTCATGCCCCATTCCACAAGAGGGTACTGTAGATCCCGGACACGGTGCTGTTCATCGGCTGCAATGCCAATGTACTGAATGATTTCATGATCCTTTGCCAGTTCCTTCAGGTACCTATTGATGGGCCGGGTTTTCAGAACTGCGGTACACCAACGGTTCCGAGGGCCTGCCCAACTGAAACCTTTCTGTCCAGTCAGTTTGGGATTCTTCCGCTTTGGGGAATGTTCCAGAAAGTAGTATTCAAAAGGCCGCTGTGCCTTGAGCCGGACGATTGGCATACCGATATACTGTTCCAACTTATCGATGTGCCGGTACATGGCTTCAAATTCCAGGCCGGTATCGCAAAACAGGACTAGATCAACAGGTCTCCCTTCTTCCAGAAGTCGTAGGAGCATCGCTGTTGAGTCCTTGCCGCCGGATAGGGACACAACATATAAAATTTTCCTTTCCATTGTGCCTCCAATCATATAAACAAAATGCCCCGGTCATCGTAGACCGAAGCACCAGAATCATTGCCGCAGCGGATCGCCCGGTCAAGCGCCATGATGGTGGCCACCGCTCCGTCGATCTTCTCTGTGGACTTTTCCTTATCGGGTTTGATATTACCGGCTGGGTCGGTGCGAATGAAGATGTTATCCATCATCCACCGCAAGACAGGGTGACCGCCATGGGCAATCCGCTCCTCTAGAACCAGCTTCATCAGTTCCTTGGTGGGCGGCGACATATCCTTGAAACCCTGTCCGAAGGGCACCACTGTGAATCCCATGCCTTCCAGGTTCTGAACCATCTGGACTGCGCCCCAACGGTCAAAGGCAATTTCCCGGATGTTATATCGTTCTCCCAGCCGCTCAATGAATTTTTCAATGTAGCCGTAGTGAACCACATTGCCTTCCGTGGTCTGCAGGAATCCCTGTCGCTCCCACACATCGTACGGCACATGATCTCGGCGGACTCGCAGATCCAGGTTATCTTCCGGAATCCAGAAGTACGGCAGGATCACATATTTGTCATCCTCATCACCAGGAGGAAAGACCAGTACCAACGCTGTGATATCCGTTGTGGAGGAAAGGTCAAGGCCACCATAGCAGACCCGTCCTTCCAGGTCATCTTCTGTTACGGCGAGCTCGCATTTATCCCATAGATGCATCGGCATCCAGCGGATGGCCTGCTTCACCCATTGGTTCAGACGGAGCTGCCGGAAAGCATTCTCCTCACCGGGATTCTGTTTTGCAGATTCACAGGCATCTCTGACCTTATCGATGGCAACGGTGATACCCAACGAGGGATTTGCTTTCTTCCAGGTTTTGGGATCTGTCCAGTCATCCTCCTCATCGGCACCATAAATCACAGGATAAAAGGTATGGTCGATTTTCCGACCTTCGATAATATCTTTGGCCTTCTGGTGGATCTCATAACAGATGGACTTCGTATCATTACCGGCAGTGGTGATCAGAAAGTACAACGGCTGCATACGGGCATCGCCGGAGCCTTTGGTCATGACATCGAACAGCTTTCTGTTTGGCTGGGTATGCAACTCATCGAAAACAACTCCATGGGTGTTAAAGCCATGCTTGTTACCGACATCGGCTGAAAGCACCTGGTAGATACTTCCCGTTGGCTGATAGATCAGCCGCTTCTGGGAATCCAGTATCTTTACCCGTTTTTCCAGGGCAGGACACATACGCACCATGTCAGCCGCCACATTGAAAACAATGGATGCCTGCTGACGGTCAGCAGCACAGCCATAGACCTCGGCTCGTTCTTCACCATCACCGCAGGTCAGAAGCAATGCAACAGCGGCAGCTAGTTCGGATTTTCCCTGTTTTTTAGGGATCTCGATATAAGCGGTATTAAACTGCCGGTATCCGTTGGGTTTGAGCGTACCAAACACATCCCGGATGATCTGCTCCTGCCAGTCAATCAGTTCAAAGGGCTGTCTTGCCCAGGTGCCTTTGGTATGACACAGGCACTCAATGAAGCCGACCGCATAATCAGCGGCAGCTTTATCATAGTGGGACCCCTTCGCCATGAACCGGGTAGGTTTATACTTCTTCAGCTTCCGAATTTGCGATCACCTCCCGAGCAAAAAGAAAAGTCACACCGAATCAGTGTGACTAACCAAAGAAGGAACAGAGCCTTTCGGCTCCGTCCCAGATACACTTATTCAAAATCAGTGGTTCTCACTGAAAATGAGGATCTGCAATGCCATCTCGACATCCTGATCCACAGGATGCATATCCCAACCTCTGTCATAATTGCAGACGGTTTCACCCTTTCGCTTGAGGGTCAGTTTGCTGATGCGGCCACCGTCAATTCCGAACCGGGAAGGCTCATCAAAGACCTTGATCCAGTAGTGAATCCAACTGGAATTGACCCTTATTGCTCCTTCTTTCCACATGGTTCTTCCTCCTCGGTTGCATCATCTTTTCCGAAAAGCATGGCCATTACCATCTGACCACCCAACCGGAAGCCTTCGATAAAGCCATCTTCTTCGATCAGTGCATCCAGATAATTGTGTTCTGCAATGTATTCCTCAAACATGGTGATCTGCTCCGGAGAAAGGGATTTCCGGAAAGTTGAAGCGAGATCTGCAATACGGCGATCCTGCTGAAACCGCTTTGAGGTTTTGTCGATCATCCGGCCACAAGGATCAATGTTGCCGCCGTACAGCTGCGAAATCAAATGCCGGTACATTACTCCACCACCTTTCGGCAGTGATCTTCGCCATAGACCACACCCAGGCCGGAACCACAATCCCAAGCCACATGGATCGTGCCAATGGAATCTACGGAAATCACTGTACCCTTGCATCCGGGAATCAGTTTGGTGTTATAGGGATCATTCATGCTGATAAGCTCTACTCTCGTCCCCTTGGGGTACTGTTCCCGGAGGCTCTGAAGCATCTCTCTTGAAATCACTCGCATTCTTCTACCTCCTTCCGGATACCTGCTTTAAAGGCGGTGCTGCCGGAAAGGTTGCGGAGCAGGATCTTCCGGGCGGTTTTGTACTCCTCACCGATGAAACCGAGCCGCAGGAGGAAGCATCGGAAGGCATACTTCTCATTATCGACTTCCTTCTCTTTCGTGCTGATCCGCTTCTGATTCCGGGCCATCTCACACAGTTTGCAGATGAAATTATCATATGCAATGATTTCTTCCGGAGTGGGTTCGCCGGGAAACCAGGGGAAGCTGACTTTGTGTTCCGTTACCTCAATGGGCAATTCCTGGACACCTAGGGCTTTTCGGATCAGATCTCCCTTGACCTTTACGATATTCTGGAGATTGGCAAGATTTGCATCCGTAAAAATGGTGCGAGGCATGGAAATGCAGATGCCGTGAAAATCAGTGTTATTGGGATCTGCGCTCATTTCAATGTCGAATTCCTCAGAATACAGATGCTGCGTCAGTCGCTCAATGGCATCTTCAGAAAGACCGTCGCTGATAACGAGGCTGCCCGTCTTGTCGATGGTAATGCAACCCACCTTGTAACTGAAACTAGGTGCGCCGCAGTACTGAGGCGGAAGATCCAACCATGTAGAAATGGTTTGCACCAAGCGTTTCCGCTCAGAACCCTGTGCGTTGATAATGATAGTCATGTGTAAAACCTCCTTGTTTTTGGGTAGTACACATATTCGCTCTACATCCCCTAAATAGCAAGTTGTTTATCCTCCAGGATATGTAGAATTAGATTTCATCAGATTGTGTATAAAACACAATACCGGCAAGCACAAAAAATACGCAAGGCAACGCAACCCCGTTACCCCACATTTTGTACTCTGCGGCATCAGAATGAGGATTTTTGATCCACTTGATGATTTGATTCCGACTCCGGGGTTTGGTACCGGGACTGACGATCCTGCGATGGGTTTCCCAAACCTCCGTCCAGAATGCAATTTCCTCTTCGGTGGGGTCTTCTGTACCCAGGGAATCACACCACCAGTCCGGGAACCCCTGCAATCTGGCACATTCCGTAGGAGTCAACCGCCGGACAGAGTACATAGGCGTTCCATTGCCATTGATGAGAGGGGGATCTTTATAATCGGACGCACACAGCGTGGCTGCGACCTCCTCATCTGCCTTCATGAAGAAGGAGGCTTTACTGGCACAGAACGTTTTATTTTCCACAATTGCCACACCCCCCTGGTTGCAGGAGGGGTTACCTCCATTGGCATCTAGCGTGCGTGTAGTCGCTGCCTCATAGAATCCACTATGGGGATTGGCAGACTTCATGGCATTGGAGTCCTTGGAACAGATTCCAAATACCATAGCCGATTCTTCCCGGACAACGAAAGGCTGATTGTTACCACCAGTGCCATAGGTGGCCGCTACTGTGGGTGCTGTTTCAAGGGGACCGGTATATCTGGTATCCTGGCTATGATTTTCAAAGACTGCTGTCTCCTCCAGTACCACAGGAGGATGGTGGGCTTCTGCCCGGAGTGTGCAGGTGACCTCATGGGTCACATCCATCCGGCTACCGCCCTGGTCATTCAGAACCACACCATTTCTTCCGGTAGACATTCCACAGTTCACTCCAAGGGTAGATGCGACAGGAGACAATGTGCCGTTGTACCCGTCTAAGCCAAGGCCTGTAATTCCAGTGCAATTCTCAGTACCTCCGGCAACTCTTTGCCACGCTCGGAAGCTCTCCGGAGAATACCGCGACAGGCCCTCGGACTTAAAAAGTACCGATCCGGCACATTGGCCATTAAGATCTCCGACAAGAAAGATGCGTTTTCTGCGTTGGGGCAAACCCCAATATTGGCAGTCGAGAGTTCGGTAAGCAACGCTCCATCCGTCTCCCATATAGCAGTCAGCGTATGGCCATCCGTTTTTCTCAGGCATAGGCACCTGGGTTTCCGGCTCGGCAAGGCCGATGACTGCTTCAAGGACTGCTTTGAAGTCCCGACCGGAATTGGAGCTAAAGGCGCCCGGGACATTTTCCCAACACACCCAGCGGGGGTATTTGCCATTGGTGGCACACCTCATTTCTCTGATGATTCGGATGGCTTCATAAAACAGGACAGACTGTTTTCCGTCCAGGCCAGCACGAAGTCCGGCAACGGACATATCGGTGCAGGGAGAACCAAAACAGATGATATCCACCGGCTCAATCCTGCCGCCATCCATGGCAGAAATGTCACCGTAATGCTTCATATCCGGTAGCCGCCTTGTGGTGACCCGAATAGGAAACGGCTCGATCTCCGATGCCCACACAGGGGTGATACCAGAGAGCAAGCCGCCCAGGGGGAAACCACCGGAGCCATCAAACAGACTACCCATGGTCAGATTTGTACTCATTTTCTCTTCTCCACTTCCTTCACCAGTTCTGCATAGGTGAACTTCACACCATCCCGGATCACATAGACATTGTCCGCATCGCCGGTATTATCCACATACCGGCGGAGAATCACAGATGCGTATTTTTCATCTAGTTCCATAGTATAGCAGATTCTGTTCATCTGCTCACAGGCCATGAGCGTGGAACCGCTGCCGCCGAAAGTATCCAACACCAGGGCATTCTCCCGGCAGGAGTTACCGATGGGATAGCACAGCAGATCCAGGGGCTTGGATGTGGGATGGTGGTTATTCTTGGTCTGCTTGTCGAAGTTCCAGACAGTGGTTTGACTGCGATCAGCATACCATGCGTGCTTGCCGTTGGGCAGGTATCCGTAGAGGATCGGCTCGTGCCGCCACTGGTAGTCCGAGTAACCAGGTACCAGAGCATTCTTGGCCCAGATGCATACCCCCTGCAGATGGAAGCCGGAGTCGATATAAGCCTTACGGAAAATATGACCTACCGTATCTGCATGGAACACATAGCTGACACCGCCGGGCTCTAGGCTGTTTGCCATATTGGTGAAGCACTTAAGGAGGAACTCATAGAACTCCTCATCTTTGATGCTGTCATTCTGAATGGTCAGGCCTGTGGAACTTTTGAAGGACACACCATAAGGAGGATCAGTCAGAACCAGATTGGCTCTCTTTCCGTCCATGAGTGTAGCGACATCCTCCTCTGAAGTAGCATCAGCACAATACAGCTTGTGCCTGCCCACATACCACATATCGCCCTGCTGAACGAAGGTAGCTTCCTCCAAAGCAGCGTTCAGATCGAACTTATCGTCCTTGCCTTCCTTTTTGTCGGTGGCGGAGAACAGATCATCGATTTCAGCTGCCTCAAAGCCGGTAAGGGATACATCGAAATCAGCACCCTGTAGGTCTGCAATCAGCAGAGCCAGTTTGTCATTGTCCCAGGCACCGGAGATCTTGTTCAGAGCAATATTCAGTGCCTTTTCCTGATCTTCCGGCATATCCACCACAACACAGTCAACTTCCGTGATGCCCAGATCCTGCAGTACCTTCAGACGCTGATGGCCACCAACAACTCTGCCGGTAGCCTTATTCCAGATCACAGGCTCCACATACCCAAACTGCTGTAGAGAACGCTTCAGCTTTTCATACTCAGGATCGCCGGGTCGCAGATCCTTGCGGGGGTTATAGTCTGCAGGAAGCAGGTCCGCCGCATTTTTCTTTTCAATGATCATACAAGACCCCACTCAGCGAACTTCTCAAATCCGCCAACTGCACGGATGAAGTCTCTCGCTGTTTCTACGATTTCTTCGTAAGAGATACCATTTACTGTCTCATCGCCAATAGCGCAGCACAGTTCCACCGTTTTGCCCAGACGCTGAGCCTCCAACCAGGCATAGATATTTACGGACACATCAGCCTTACTGAGATCTTTGCCGTGCAAGCCACCGCCGGTAACAGAGTCAGCCATATCGCTACCCAGCTTCCGGTTGGTAGCACCAGTGTCTACATTGGGGCCACCCGTCCAGTCGCCCAGAGGATTGATCTCCGCATAAGGGTAATCAACGCTCAGTTCCTCGGAATCCGCATGACTCTGGCAAATGATGACGCGACCGCCGTCCATGATGTATTTACCATCATAGGGGTGCTTTTCATAAATGGCACGAGCCAGTGCAGACAGATCTTTCTGCTCCTCGGTCATGGGAACACCCTTGAAGATACCGTTATCGCCGCAGCGAATGGCATCTTCCTGGTTTCTTGCCAGGTGCCGATCCTGGGGAACAATGACCACATCCGTCTTTACATTACCGGCAATGCGGTGGATGGCATTCTTCACTTTCTTGGGATTCAGCATAGCAGAGGTCTCCACAATGGCATGGCAGATACCATGGCCGATCAGCACCTCGACCGCCACCTTGGGATCGATCTGCGTTTCATAGGCGATGTCCACGATGGCACCGGCAATACGATCCGCAATCTTATCGGGATGGGAGGGATTCACTTTTTCAAACATAACTTTTATCCTTTCCTGGATTGTAATAGTCGTTCCATTGGATCATCCTGCAC